CGCCGATGTATTTCCGTTGCTGGCGCGGGAGCGTATTAAACGATTTGATGACCGCCTTCGCATCCACCTTCATGGCGCAATGCCTTTTTCAAGCATCATCTCCAGCATCTCGCCCTTCGCATCCACCTGCGAAATAGAGCGGATCGCCCAGGTTATGCCGCGTGCGATTACGCGATCCGCTGCGGTGATTGCCTGCGTGACAGCATCCGACCTAACGCGCATAGTTGCTGCCGCCACATCTTGAAGCGCACCGCCTTCTATCGCTTCTTTCCCCAGCCGCTCGCGCAGGTCGGCATGGCGATAGGCATGATCAGCCCAAGCGCCGGTTGTGTTGCCATAGTCATCCGTCGTGCTGGCCATCCGCTGAAACGTCACGCGGTCGCGAAGGAGGCCCGATCTAGCCATACCAGCGTTCCCGGTGCAGGTTCAGCAGATCCTCAAATCCGAACGGAAGCGTTTTGCTGTTAAGCCCAATCAACTCATTTTCGCGGTTCTCGTACCAATAGGCAATCAGCATAAGCATGGCGTGCCGGATCGTGTCAGGCACGTCTGCCGAAGTCCCTCCATAACCTGCCGTAAACTCAATTTTGATCGAATCCGGGCGGACCTGTGAAACAGGCCAATTAAAGCCGGTTTTCGGCTTTATGACCTTGGAAAACGGCAAACCAAAAACGTCAAAATTGACCAGACTGTCAGTCTGCAATACGCCGTCCGTGTCGTAATACTTCACCGCATCAACGGACTGGACCGGCCCTAGCTGGAGCGTGATTTCACGATTGGGTATCTGTGGCAGCCATTGCGCCCAGGTCTGCGTGATGACGCATTGCCCCAAGACGCCTTTGGCGTCCACTGTGGCGACCGCAACATCAATCAGCCGATCAAGATATGTGTCCTCATCGCTATGCTCAATACGCAGTTGCGCTTTGACCTCCGACAAGCTGACAGGCAGCGCCGCCGGTGCGGTCACAAGTTCCAGCCGTTGGAGATCGGTCATCATCACTTCGCAGCCTTGCGCGTTGCGGTCTTTTTAGTGGCAGTTTCAACCGCCGCCGGTTGATCGACGATTTCGCCAATGCCATTTTCGACGAGACGCCGAACATATTCGGCATCATCTACGTCTATGATGTCACCGGAGTTGTGGCTGAAATCTATACCGGCCATTGATGTCAAAAGTTTGATTTTCATAACAGATCCTGATGAAGGTGGGTGAGGGCCGGAACCCTCACCCGTTATCCCCAACCTATGCAGTGATCAAATGCTTGACCGCGGCACTGTTGGCCAACACGCCGTCAAAACGGATCAGACCAGCAATGCCAAGATCCGGCCAGAATCGTTCGCGGACAACGGTCACAACTGGTGCGCCGACTTTCCGAACGTAGAATTTCGAAAAGTCGCCGAAGATCATGACCTTCTGACCAGTCGCCAAGCTGGGCATCGCTTGGTTGACGTAATAGCGATAGCCCAGGATGCTGCCCGGCACGCCGACCTGATAGTTGCCCATTTGCCAGAGATAGTTGCCGTCACCGTCTTTCAGCTTGCGAATGGCAGCGAGAGTGCTGTCGTTCAACATGAAAGCCGCTTTGGGGCTGGACCGATAGGCCGGATCGACCGAGTGCAGCAGGTCGATGATTTCATCTGCCGTGATCGCTGCAACCGCCGCAGCGGTCTTGCCGAGGCTAGAACCGGTCACGATACCCTGGACATCAGACGAACCGCTGCCCGTGGTCAGCTTGCTGTTAGCAATCCGGCCCAGGCGCTCGCCCAGCAAAGAGCCCAAAATCGGCTCCATGTTGAAGATGGAATCCTGCGCCAGTTCGTAGGACCACTTCACCCATTCTGTGTCGAATGCGTAAGCGCCAAGCTGGGCTTGGCCGAAAGTAACGTCCTTGCCGCCGTCATCCGTGAGCGCGGTGCCTTCGGTATGAGCGACCGCAGTCACTGCCGTGTCATTGACAGTCGGAATATTGAACGTCGCGCCGGTCGATGTGTTGAGGGTGGTGCAAATGTCCTCATTGTACATCGGGCCATAAGCGGCCATCGCCTGATCAATGAAATTGGCGAGTTCCACCGGCACGGTGTAGCCGCCCGCGCTGTTGGTGCCAGCAGTCTGAGTGCGAGCCTCGACGTTTTGAACGCCAGCGCGCAGGACGTTGCGCACTTCGGTGTCGAGTCCGTCAATGCCGCCATTGCGAATCAGTTCGTAGAACGCTTCGCGATAGGCAATCGCCTTGCCGACATCAACGCCACGGCCCTCAGCATTTGCCGGGACCGGACGCTTGGAAATGTCCACCTCTTTCGCACGGACTTCGATGCCGTCGATTTTTTCGTGACGCTCGACCAGAGCCGCGAGCCTATCATGTTCGGCCATGGCTGCATCAAACTCGCGTTCGATTTCAGCCGCGCGGGCCTCATCGGTCGAATCGGTAACTTCATTCAGCTTTGAGCGGGCTTCGGTCGCAATTCGCGCCATCTGCTCCCGCAGGTTCTTGAGATCAGCCAATTTGGGCCTCCATCTAAGGGACTGGACGTCATCACGACGCTCACTCCACAGCCTTGCCCAAGGGCCGGGATAAGGGCAAAAAGAGCGAGAGCCGCCCTTACTTGACCGGCAAAGTCCGCTTCATGCGGAGCCGCCGAATTGCCTGGGTTTGCTGCCGTTTTTCCGCGCGGAACGCTTCCAGACTGCGCAATCCAATTTCTGTACCTTCGTAGGCTGGGGTGGTGACAATGCTCACATCGTGCAGCGAAACATCTTCAATCGTCCGCTTTGGCATTTCGCCACTTTCGTCCCACGTTTGGCGCATCGGAACGAATGCAAACGACATCTTATCCAGATCGCCGCGCTTCATTTTCGGAACCAGTGCCCGAACGTCGGGGTCCGAACCATCAAGGACCGTCTCCATGTATAGACCGCGCTCGTCCTCAGATAGCGATAGCGTGCCAGAGCGCGTGCGCGCCAGCGGCAAGCCGTCGTGATTGACCAGGAACACAACATCATCACCGCGCTCCAGCGCATTGCGAAATGCTCCAGGCGCTATCACCTCGGTGAATGCTCCGCCAATTTTGGTCTCTTGACCAAATACCGCTGCGTAACCAGCGACTCGAATCTGATTGTCGTCATCGGAACGAATTTCAACGGATTCGGAAAGCGTTCTGATTTCACGATCAGCCATGTCGGTCCCCAAATAATCGCTTGCAATATCCGTCATATCACCTTTTGCCGGATGTTGCAATTCTGCGCCTCGGTCATCATTTTCGGCAGCCATGATCCGCATGGCCCAAGAATAGCCAGGATCGCCGCCCCACAAAGCCCAGGCGATGCGCCCATTGCTTGGGTAGCCATCCTCACCGGGCCGAAAGCCTTCTGCATCTTTGTCGATTTCATGCCGATCAAAATATGCCTTCATCCGGCGCACAGTATCAATCGACAGGTCACGACCGTTCGAGATATCGCGAGCCCGCGCGATGCCGACCGCAGTTCCGCCCCGGCCAAACTCCCGCCGCCACTCCAAGCCGCGATTGGCCTCAAGTTTCATCGCGTCAGTTGGAACCGGCATCAGCACCGCCTTGCGAGGCTAGCGGGACAGTAGCTCCCTGAATCATTAGATCATCGCCTCCAGGCAGCGGCGGCAGGTTTTCGATTTTTCGCACCTCGTTGGGCGTGCGGATGCCGTTTTGAATTGCGGTCGCATGGGCCTGCATTCTTGTGGCAAGATCGCCGCGCATCAGGCCGTCAAGATTGAACTCGACAAAATATGCTGAGCCCCGCCCAAACAATTTCAGGTTCAGTTCGGCTTCGGTCTGTTCGACCCACCGCTTGACGGTGTGCTTTACAAAATGAAGGTCCTGCTGTTCCGTGTTGCTAAACGTGCCATGAGTCAAATCCTGAAGGAAGATCGGCGGCAGGTTATAGATGCGCGCGATTTGCTCGATAGAGAACCGTTGCAACTCTAGAAGCTGCATTTGCTCTGGATTAAACCCGATGCTCTTCAGTTCGTGGCCTAGCGGCAATGCCATGATTGGGCGACCGTCACGCGCCAGCTTCGCCATCATGCTCGCCACGTCTTCAGATGCACGCGATGCCGCCGCGCCGCTCTGGAATGGGCCGGTCATTACCGCAGGCGGAACGCCGCCCGCTTGAAACGCCTTTGAGCCATACGCGCTTGCAGCGATAGCCATCCCGATTGCATCGCGATTGGTAGCAATCGGGCCGCGATGGTCAACAAAATCATGTTCCAGCATGAACGGAATGTCGATGATATCGGTCGCAGGATATGTTTTTGTGAGTTTTGATCCGATCCGCACATCATAGAATTTTCGCCCCTCAAACATGCGGACGGTCAAAAGCGTCGGATCAAGCGGGTATAGGTTCACTACCTCACCGGAGTTGTTGCGCTCGATATAAGTGATGCCGCGCCCGCCGGTGAAGACCTGATCGAATGTGTATTTTCTCCACTCAAAAGAGGACATCGCCGGATTGACGGCCTCTCCCAAAATCAGCGGGAGTTGATTGCCACTGCTGGCATTGACCTCATCGTAACCCTCGGCGGTTTGCACATACATTTTGAGCGGCAACCCTGCGATGGTGCCAGCCAGGAAATTAACGGCAGCCCATACGGCAGGCACGCCGAGCGCAGTGTTGATGTTTACTGTAACACCGGCAGAGGAAACAAAATCGCCCCAGCCCATAACGCGCAAAAAATCGCTCGACGAAATCGGAACGCTTGGATTCTCAATAGAGCCCCGCGTTTCCGACCGGCGGAACAAATCTAACACGCCCATTATACCGCCATCCTGTAGTCGGGATCATCCCACGGTGACGAATAATGCACAATTTCATCGCCAATGCAACCTAGGGCCATTGTCATGGCAACGATGCCGTCAATCTTGGCATAAGATTTCGCCTTGTTCAGTTTGCGATTGCCTGCCGGATCGCGCTGCACCACCGCCCCAGCCGCGCACATATTCAGGATTGGATTGTCGCCGTGGCAAAGTTTACGCTCAGCAATAAGCCGCTCGACATTATCCACCGCCGGAGCCATGTCCTTGAAGCCTTGGCCAAATGCTTTCATCGGAATATCAACGCCGATTGCGTTCAGTTCCCGCTGGAAGTCATTAATCCGCCATCGATCATATGCCAGCATGCGCAAATCGTACCGTCCCGCCGCCTCCGCAACAGCCCTGGCAACAACCGCAGGCACAATGACCGGCCCCGGAATGGTGGTCAAGTAACCCTGATCTGCCCAGATATCATATGGCACGCGCTCCGCCCTGGATTTCTCGCGCAGCCCATCGGCAGGCAGAAAGAATTGCGGCACGATATGGAAAGTGTCGCCTTTCGGGAACGCCAAGACGAACGCCGTCAAGTCGCGGCTTGCTGACAGGTCGAGCCCCGCAAAGCAGACATCACCGTCATCAATTGCCGGTGCCTCATGGTTCGCCTGCCATTCGCCTTTGCTCAAAAATGGGCTTTCCGCTTCGATCCGCTGGTTCAGGTAGAGCCAACGGAAGCTGTTTTCCTTCGACGGCAGCCGCGCGGCTTGCTTGGCGAAGTCCTCCATGTCCTGGAGCGAGCGAAATTTGCCAAGCGCCGGATTTGCCGCGCGCCACGCCTTGCGGTCTGACAGTTCGCAATCCTGCGGCGCGGTGTAGAGATGGCAGACGATCCGCCTATCATTTGCCGTTTGCGCGTCATCCAGCCAGACGGAAAACAGATCGCCATCGGTTGCGGCTTGCGTGCTAATGGCAATCAGGAGCGGGTCAGCATGCGCGCCTTGCGCCGTTTCGATTGCCTCCACAAAGGCATCCGCTGGCCCGCGAACCTGCCCAACCTCGTCCAAGATCGCCAGCACGGGAGAGAGCCCGTGCGCGGTGCCTGCCTCTGCGGAGATGGCCTTATATTCGACATTCCGCGCCAGCCCTATCAGCATTTTTTGCGACGGCACGATCTTGAT